TGATAAAGCAAGACAACTTGCAGATGAGTCAACAGGTATGCCATCATTTGCACATGGTCAAACAGGTATAACAGGTGTAGGTAGAACTGCATCTGGCATATCAATGTTAATGAACGCTGCTAGTGGTAGTATTAAAACGGTTATTAAAAATGTAGATGATTATCTATTGCGTCCTTTGGGAGAAGGGTTATTTAGATTTAACATGCAGTTTGATTTTGACCCTGAGATAAAAGGTGATTTAGAAGTTAAGGCACGTGGCACAGAGAGTCTAATGGCTAACGAGGTACGTAGTCAAAGATTAATGCAATTCTTGCAGATTGCAAGTAATCCTTCTCTTGCACCATTTGCTAAGTTCCAATATGTAATTAGTGAAATTGCTAAGTCAATGGACCTTGACCCAGATAAGGTTACTAATAATATGAGTGAAGCTGCACTACAAGCAGAATTAATGAAACAATTCCAAGCACCCCCAGAACAACAACAACAAGAACAACAGCAAGGCCAAGCAACAGGTGCGCCACTTGACCCAACAGGTTCTGGTGGTGGAACAATAGGAACAGGTCAAGCACCAGTTCCGGGTGAACAAGGATTTAGTGGAAATGTACAACAAGGAACAGGTACTCAGCCGCCTCAAGCCGCTGGTGAGCAACAACCGCCAGTGGGAAGCCTTCAATAGTTACATTGATATAGCTATTGAGCAGCATCAAAAGGTGTTAGAGCAATCTGATGATATAATAATGATGCACCGTCAGCAGGGTGCTATCACAGCTTTACGTAAACTTAAATATCTAAGGGATGAAGTAAATGGCTCTTAAAGAACAAATGGAACTTTTTGATGATGGTGGTCTCAAAGATGAGGGTGGCACAACAGACCCTGTATCAGGTAATGATGTTCCTGTAGGTTCTACACAAGAAGAAGTACGTGATGACGTTCCTGCACAGTTAAGCGAAGGCGAGTTTGTTCTTCCTGCAGATGTGGTGCGATATCATGGCCTAGAAAAAATTATGGAGTTACGTGACGAGGCTAAAGCAGGTCTAGCTAAAATGGAAGCTATGGGTCAAATGGGTAACTCAGAAGAAGCTACCTTGCCTGATGATGTTCCATTTAGTATGGATGATTTAGAGTTAGAAGATGATGGTATGGGTTTTCAGGTTGGTGGATTTGTTCCGAACCAAGGACCGGGTCAAGGATTTCCTTCAATTCCACCGGGGATACCAACACCTAGTGGTAACTTTGGTATCAATACCCAACAAGCTACACCTGTACAGTCACAATTTACAAATTATCAACCTCCATCTATACCAACTATTCCTACCCCTAATTTGCCTAATTATCAAGCACCGCAACAACAATTTATACCTGTAGCACCGCAAATTCCTACTCCTAATTTTAGTTCTTTTGTTGTTCCTAAAACTGCTGTTTATGTAGATAAAGATGGAAATACAATTAATGTTCCTGTAGATGCTAATGGTAATCCTTTAATACCTATTCCACCGGGATATTCTAAACAAGAAACTAAAACAGATAAACCTGAAGAGGTAGCTGCACCAACAACAACAACAACTACACCACCACCTAGTGATGGTGGAGGAGATGGAGGTGGTATTATTACACCTACTCCTAAATCTGATTTAGAAAAAGACAAAGATAACATTAAAGCAGACCCACGTTTTAAAGATATTCTTGAAGAATTTGATAATAGGTCAAATATACAAAAATTTGCTGACACAGTTGCTGGGGTATCTCCTGTCTTAAGTATTTTTGGCGGCGGCACACGTTCAAAAGAATATGCTCAGTTAGAAGCCGATTTAGTACGTGGTATTCAATCTGTACCTGCTGACCAAAGAGATGAGTTATATAAAGAGTTATCCATAACTACTGAACAAGCAAAGCAAGGACGTTTACCAGAACAAGGTCTTGCTCCTGTTACTAATATGACTACGCCAGAGGCTAGAGCAAAAGCAATAGAAGAAGGTAAAATAACAACTTCTCCAGACCAAGTTCGTGATATAACACAAACTGCTCTTACAGATATTACCGATATGTCTCCTGAAGCAATGCAGAAAGCAGCAGATGAATTGCAAACAGGTGTTCAATCGGCACAAGTAACAGAACCAAGTATTAGTGCGGCAGATGCTGCTAGAATTGACCCTGAAGGAATTGATGATAGACCAGAGATTACTAGCGAAATAGCAGGTCGTACAACAATACCTGCTGACTCTGCTACCACCACACGTACTCGTCCATCTACACCTGTAGCTGCTGATGAAACTGTAGGATTAACTTCAGATTCTCCATTTAATATTGAAGAGTTTGAAAGAGATGTTAGAAGAGATAGAACAACTGCTAGAGATAAAGTAGATGCTAGTGAATTTGCAGACCCGTTAAGAGATTTTGGAGGTAGAGGTAGAGATGTACGCACTACACGTGCTGCAACTGTAACACGTGCTATACCCACCATGACTGCATCTGAAAGAGCAGATGAAGAAGCTGCAGAGTCAGAAGGTGGTGCAGCTTTTGATTCATCTCGTTTAAACACAAAGTCTCGTAGAGAACAAGCACAAAGCGACTCTAACTATAATCCATATGACGATAAAACAGTAGACTATACATCTTCTACTGGTCGCAGTTTTAATGTTTCAGGTATTGCTACTGATGATAAACCGGGGCAAGGAACAACATTTGCTTCTGGATTTTTAACCACAGATAGTACAGGTAAAGTTACAGGTGCTGCTATTCCCGGTTCACAAGAGTATAATAACCGTAGTAGTGATGATGATAGTGGTAGTGACTCTTGCATCATAGCAACTCACGGTGTATCTACTGGTGGATTTAGTTTACTTGATAAAGCTAAAGCAGAACTTTGGTGTGAAAAAACATATCACGGTAAATGGTATGGAGAAGCGTTTAGACGTGGATACAGATATTATGCAAATCGTGCAGTGCAAAAAGGTGTAGCACAGGAGTATTATACAGAGTTTAAAAACTTTGTTGCTTGTGGCAGAGGGTTAAGAAAAGATATTAAATCTAAAATAAACTATTATAGAAGAACTATGCAGTTTTTTGTAACTGGACTTTTTATTAAATAGGTGATATAATATGGCTGAAACAGTTGAACAGCTTCAAGCTGAAATTGCAGAGCGTTATGCTGCTCTATCTGAGGACGATAGAGTAACTCTTCGTGGTCTTATTGGCAGTGAAGAACTTAGAGTTTTAGGTCGTGTGTTAGGACCACAAATTAGAAATATTATTGATGTTAGTAATATTAAACCTGCACCTCGAACTAAAAAACGTGGACTAGGAACACGTTAATATCCTAGATAACTCAATGGCTACCTAACCCCCCAACACTGGCTACGGTTAGCCCCAAAGGAGAAAATAATGGCTGAACAAGCTATCATGGCAGAAGAAATGCAACCAGAAAAAAAGGTTGCTTTTGCAAGTAAACCGTACTCGCAAGAGGAACGAATTAAAAAAGAAGAAGAAGAACTGGAGCAACTGCTAAAAGAACAAAAGGGTGAAGCAGAAGAACCAGAAGAAAAAGAAGCTGAACCTACAAACGCAGAAGAAAAAACATTTAAGAAGCGTTATTCTGATTTGCGTAGACATCAGCAAAAACAGGCTGAAGAATTTAAAAAAGAAATAGAAACTTTAAAAAGTCAGCTTTCTGTTGCCGCACAAAAAGAAATGAAGTTGCCTAAATCTGATGAGGATATTGAAGAGTGGGCAAATAAATATCCTGACGTTGCGGGTATTGTAGAAACAATTGCTATGAAAAAAGCTAAAGAGCAGTCTGCTGCTATTGAAGAGCGAATAAAAGCAATTGATGAAATGCAAGCATCTGCTTATCAAGAAAAAGCAGAAGTAGAGTTAATGAAACTGCATCCTGATTTTGGTGATATTCGTGATAGTGATGATTTTCACCAGTGGGCTGAAGAACAACCTAAATGGGTGCAAGATGCACTGTATGAAAACAATAATGATGCAAGGTCTGCTGCTAGAGCAATTGACTTGTACAAAGTTGATAAAGGTATAACAAGTGAAAAGAAAGCTAAGAAGACTAAAGGTGCGGCTGAAGCGGTGTCTGGTAAAGGCTCAAGAAGCGCACCTCAGACAGAAGAATCTTCCACTTATTTAAAAGAGTCACAGGTTCAGGCAATGTCGCCACAAGAATATGAAAAGCATTCCGATGAGATAATGGAAGCTATTCGTAGTGGTAAGTTTATATACGATATTAGTGGTTCAGCCCGATGAGTATTATATATGAGCCTAAAAACGAAATGGAGTTTCTTGCTCCATTTGGTCCTACAATGGGCTACTTTAAAATGCCTGATGAGTTAGTTGAAAAACTTAACAGTAAATTATCTGATAAGTTAAAAGATTGTTCTGATACATTAGTAGGTAAAGTCTCTCAAGAATTATATTTTGATGATGAGACAGTATTGGAAGCACAAGAGGCTTTTGGCAGATTTGTTTTACAATATCAATCGTACTCTCTACAGAGAAATACTTTTGGAAAAAGTAAAATAGACTTTGAAAACTTTAACTATGGTATTCAAATAGCATCTGCTTGGTTTGTCAGACAATTTGAACATGAATATAATCCATTGCATATTCACACAGGTTGTAAATTATCTTGTGTTGGATATTTAAAACTTCCAGAAGGAATAGAAAAAGAGTGGGAAGAAGATTATAAAGACCACCATCCTTCTCATGGGCATATACAGTTTGCCTATGGAACGGCTGCTGGTTATACCAGCACTAACTTTGTAATTAAACCTAAAGTTGGTGACTTCTATATTTTTCCTGCACAACTGTTTCACTGCGTATATCCTTTCTATACAAAAGGTGAACGCAGGTCTTTCAGCATGAATATGAATGTAATTGAAGTGCCGAAAGAAAAAAGTGTTGACAAATAGTTGAAATTGAATATAACTATAGTCAA